GGAGGAACTCAAAAACAAAGGGAAGAGTTCACTCAATTTGCGGAAAGACATGATATCGATGATAAAGTTGTTTGGATAAACAATCGCCCTACTTTCCACTACATTGCTAATCTATTTATTAATTTTGGAGGACCAGTGAATATTCCCAGTGGAAAATTAATCATTACTTGGAGCGGTGATCACCAAGAAACATTTGACCGAGCCTTTAAAACTCTCAATTTAAAATAAGATGTTCGATATCTTATGGATATTCTTAGGGTTTCTAACTGGAATGATTGTAACAACAATCTTCGTTCCACCTCAAACTGCTAAGAAACTCGTTCCAGACATTAGATACCCCGATAAAGTATTACGTAATCCTAAAATCGAGAATGGATGTTTCCGTGCTGCTGCATACGAAGTTCAGTGTACTGATGGCATTGATTTTCTAAATCAGTAAGTAATGGAAATCAGTAAGGTCCTTAAAAAACCAGAAGCAAATTATCTCTTTTCGTTTGTTATTGGACTTGGACTTGCCGTCTTGATGTTTCACCGTCCTCAAACTGAAATTGATGTATGCGCTATTCCAATAGAAGAATTAAAGAAAATGGTAACTCGCGTAGACGGAAAGTGTTATAGATATCGCGTTGAGGACGCGTCCTGTCCTGATGCGAGACTTTCGCTTTAATAAATACAAATGGACGCTACTCCCTTGGATCAACTTATGCCTCCTGGTGGCTCCCAACAACCAGCAATGTCATTACCTGCTGCAACCACCTACCCACAGATGATTACACCAGGCACCTCATCTGCTATTTATACTCCTCCTCCACCACAACAGACTGCTCCAATGCATCCTTATGCTGCCAAGACTGTTCTTAAAAGTATTATGACCTATGTAAGTATCTTTAGTGCTATCTTTATTATTTCTTTAACCCAAGTTCAATCACTTGTTCTTCGTTACATTCCAAACGCATACTCTGGTTCTGGTGTTGTTTCCTTAACGGGTGCTGCTGTTCTTGGTGGTATAGGTATTGTTCTAGTGTATATTTTACAGACTCTTCTTCAACCTCTAATATGATTTAAAGATATAGAATATTAAAGTAACATAAGTTATTTAGAATGATCTTTGATATAGGAGCAAATGTAGGTTCATGGGCTTTAGCAAACGTTAATAATTGTGATAAAATAATTGCAGTAGAAGCATCACCTATAACATTTCAAAGTTTGACAAATAACTGTAGAAATAATAAAATAGTTTTATTAAATTATGCAGTTTGTAATAATAATGGTAATGATATAACATTTTATCAAGCAAATCAACACGTTTTATCAACTATAAATAAAGATTGGTTGACAAAAGAAACGTCAAGATTTTATAATGAACCATATAGAGAAGTTATTTGTAAAACAATAACTTTAGACAATTTAATAGAACAATATGGATTACCAGATTTAATTAAGTTAGATGTTGAAGGTGGAGAATATGAATGTATAACTTCTTTAACTAAAAAAGTTAATTTACTATGTTTTGAATGGGCAAGTGAAATAAATGATATTACATTTAAGTGTTTAGATTATTTATACAGTTTAGGTTATACAAAATTCTGTATGCAAATGCAGGATAATTATGTATTTAGACCAAATGATAATGATTTTTATGATATTTCTACTATAAAAACAAAATTATCAAATACTATACCAAAACAAGATTGGGGAATGATATGGTGTAAATAATTTATAATGTATTATAATGACTTTCTTAATAGCTCCACTTTTTGTAATTGGTATAGGCTTATTGTGGTATATGTTTTATAGACTCTTATCCAACTATTAATATAAATGAGTCTAGCAGTAGCAGCTCAACTTGCTCCTCGTGTCATTGTTCCAGGTTTCTTCACTACACAGAGAGCATTAAGTGCTTCAAATTACGGTGAAATCATGCAAATTATTGCTTTCACCTTATTTTTCACGTCTTCAGTATTTACATTTTTCCAAGGTGAAATCCAATGGTTAGGTATTATTCCAGGTATTGCCGCAATAGCATACTGGTATATGCAACATGATCCTAAGAATATCGAATTTTATCGTTATGCAGATTGGATCATTACTACACCAATCATGTTAGCAGCAATTTTGATTACAAATGGGGCACCATTATATTTGATTGTAAGTGCAATTGGTCTAGATATTGCTATGATTGTAGCAGGATACAAAGGTATAACTGAAGACAATATAACTTGGTTTTGGTATGGTATGATTCCGTTTATTCCTATTCTGTACATTCTCTTAACACAGAAGAAGAATAAAGCTGCTATTTATTTAACTGTAGCAGTATGGTCTTTATACCCAGTCATATACTACCTTGAAGAATCAAAGACATTCACGCAAGAACAGACAACCGTTTCATTTGCGTTTATGGATATAGTTTCTAAGGTTGGTTTAGTAAACTTGTTACATATTTAAATAAAAATCTGACATAGTTGGAACATGTGAAGACTGAAGTTGTATTAATGTTCCCGGACTAGTAGACCCAAATCCTTCACGACCAACATACAAAAGAATTGAGATTACAGCAGCAACGAAAAACATCCAGAAATACTTCATTATGAATAGTTCGGATGAAAATCATATAAGTAAAGGGTGCGTATGAATAATAACATGTCAGAGGTTCAAGATATACTTACACCATACCAAACTAGATCACGTGGTTATATATACGATCCAATTGCAGCAGTGTTTGATCGTATATTACTTGGTCCAGGATTACATATGACACCTCAATTTATGCGATTATACTCAATTACACATATCATTAATTGTGCCGATGAAACAGCATGTCCCAACTGGACTAAAACATACCTTGGAGAAAATCATTACGAATGTTTAAATGCAATTGATTCAGAAAATGTAAATATCATAAATGACTTTTATCCAAGATTTGAAAAGATTATGGATTCATATCTACGGGATCCAACCTGTTCAAATGTGTATGTCCATTGTCAAGCAGGTATGAACAGATCAGCTACTTTGGCAATCGCATATGTTCATAAACGATTTGGTATACCAATGTTGAAACTTATTGAATCTACAGTTCGTCAAAGACCATGTATACTTTCAAATACTGCTTTCCAGAAACAATTATTAGAATTTGCGTCTCATAAGAATAAGTAAGAGATGTGGGCACAAATTCAAGATGATATAACTAGATTGGATGATAACCCCTTAGGTGCCTTAAACAGCGGTTTAGACGAAACTTTGGGTCCATCATTTGATTATTTACAAACCATCAAGTCTCCAAAAAGTAAAGGTGTATCTTCCGATGGATCCTTTGACCAAGTATATACCAATATTGGAGCAGTAAGAGATTATGTAGATAATTTAGTTACTGGACCAAAAGTAGGAAATCGTTTTTTTACAGAAACAGGAGGATACTGTAGAGCACCAGGAGGTAAAATTGTGAATCGTTGGACTTATACAAATAACAAGTTGGGAGGGGATGATGCAGCAGGAATATTAGGTACAAGTTTTCAGAATGCAGTTCAAGGTTCTGGATTCGACGGTATTATTCCAGGTATTGGTGGAGATGTAGCATCTATGAATCCTCTTAAAATTATTAATGGACTTGTTCTTGACGGTATTCCTAAATGTCAAGCATTTACTTGTCCTGTAACAGATATCAATACAGGTGATGAAATAGGAAACCAAACACATTTTTTGACTCCGCAGTTAGAAACCAACTTAACTCCTTGTAGTTTAAGTCCAAATCAGTCGGAAGTAGAAGCAGATACTCCAGCAGGAACTGAAAAGTTTGTGAATTATCAAAGAGACATCTATCCAGGACCTTTAAAGATGGACATGCCTCAGGATCCAATGGCATATGTCCTTTGGGGAGTTGCCATTGCCTGCGTTTTTGGATACTTAGCCATGAAATAAAGACTTACGAAGTTGAGTTTGTTGAAACATAATAGGTATGTCATCGGATGTATTCAAAGTAAAGAAATCAAGAGATTCGAATGGAGGAAAAAATAGGGAACAGATCGGAACCCTAGATTCCCTTCATGAACGATATGTTGAAGAACTTCAATATAAGTCATCTGAAGAAGCAATTACTTCGTTAGATGATCATATTCAACAAATAAAGATTGATTTGTCTGGATCATTTAATCCCTTTGATTTTAATGATGTTATGAAAGTTACACGGTTAAATAAAAAACTAGAAGAATTAGAAGATGAGCGTACACGTGCACTTGAAAAAAGCGATATTCAAGAATATTACCTTGATAGTGGGGATATTATGTTAGATTATTATGCTCCACAGAAGAAGCAGACAGTTTCCAAAGTAGGTGTGGGTGCTATTGCTCAAGGAACATTTGATAAGTTGTTCTCGGTTACCGAAGCAGCTGTTGGACCTTCAAAGAAGAAGATGTTTGATGAGTATATGAACCGTCGTGGGTTATCAAATGGTTTGAATATTGCAGAGAACGCAGATAATATCAAGAAGATGTCCGAACATTGTGCAGACTGTAATATTCCTCGTGAAGAAATCACTTCCGAAGGTATTTTGGTATGTCCTAGATGCGGTTCAGAAGAGTATGCCTTGGTTGTCTCGGACTTTCCTAGTTTTCGTGATCCTCCAAAAGAGCGTAATAATTATGCGTATAAGAAACAGAATCACTTAAATGAAATTCTGAATCAGTTTCAGGCAAAGGAAAGCACGGAAATCCCTGATGATGTTATGAATGAAGTTATTTGTGAAATCAAGAAACGACGCATTGATAATATTGCTCTCTTAACTGAACAGAACATTCGTGAAATTCTCAAAAAGTTGGGAAGAAATAGATACTACGAACATGCAGCACATATTTTATCACGATTGAACGGAAATCCACCTCCAACTATCACACCAGAAATCGAAGATAAGATTCGTGCGATGTTTCAAGAAGTTCAAGCTCCGTATCTATTATACTGTCCCGATGAACGCAGAAACTTTCTGTCGTATTCATACATTATTTATAAGTTCCTTGAACTCCTCGAGTTGGACGAATACAAGGTTCATTTTCCGTTGTTGAAATCACGAGATCGTCTTATCCAACATGATGCGATCTGGAAGAAGATTTGTGAATATCTTCAGTGGGAGTTTATACAAAGTATTTAAGTTTATTCAAGACACATAATATGAGAATCTGGTGAATACCAACCATTTTTTCCATTATGAATATCCATAATTGATTTGAACGCATATTCGTATTTTTTACCTACATTGAACATGTCGTATTTACTTACCGCACGTTCACGAATGTAGTTTCTATCAAACTTTCCGTTAACTGCTAATTGAACTCCAACTACATA